ACCACCATCGTGTCGGCCAACTCGGAAGCGCAGCTTCGGTCGGTGACATGGGCCGAGATCACCAAGTGGCTGGCGATGTCGATCCACAGCCACTGGTACGAGGTCGCCGCAACGCGGATCATGCCCGCCAAGTGGCTGACCGAGCTAGTCGAGCGCGACCTGAAGAAAGGCACGCGCTACTGGGCCATCGAAGGCCGGCTGTGGTCGGAAGAGAACCCCGACGCGTACGCGGGCGTCCACAACTACGACGGCGTCATGCTCGTGCTGGACGAGTCGAGCGGCATTCCCGACAGCATCTGGTCGGTGTCGGCGGGTTTTTTCACCGAAAACACGCCAAATCGCTTCTGGCTGGCATTTTCCAACCCCCGGCGCAACTCGGGGTACTTTTACGAGTGTTTCAACGCAAAACGAGACTTCTGGAACACCAAAATCGTCGATGCACGCGACGTCGAGGGCACCGACAAAGCGGTCTACCAGCAGATCATTGACGAATATGGCGCGGATTCGGCCCAGGCGCACGTCGAGGTCTACGGCCAGTTCCCCAACGCCGGCGATGACCAGTTCATCCCCAACAGCTACGTCGATGACGCCATGAAACGGCCCAAGCACAAGGACGACAGCGCGCCGATCGTCATCGGCGTGGACCCGGCGCGCTTCGGCAGCGACGCCACCGTCATCGCCGTGCGGCAAGGCCGCGACATTGTCGAGCTACGCCGGCACCGCGGCGCCGACACGATGGAAGTCGTCGGCTACGTGATCGAAGCGATCGAGGATTACAACCCCGCGATGGTCGTCATCGACGAAGGCGGGCTAGGCGCAGGCATCGTGGACCGGCTCAAGGAGCAGCGGTACAAGATCCGCGGCGTCAACTTCGGCAACAAGGCGTCCAAGCCCATGATGTGGGGCAACAAGCGCGCCGAGATGTGGGGCGCCATGCGCGAGTGGCTCAAGAGCGCGTCCGTCCCCAACGAACGGATGCTGAAGTCGGACCTCATCGGGCCTATGAACAAGCCCGACAGCAAGGGTGCGCTGTTCCTCGAAAGCAAGAAGGATATGAAGGCGCGCGGGCTGGCCTCACCCGACGCCGCCGACGCCATCGCGGTAACGTTCGCGTTCCCGGTCGGCCACCGCGAGGCACGCGAAGGGCGCGTTGACACTGGCCGCGCAAAAGGGTACGCTTCCGCCGGAACATCTACTAGCTGGCTGGGGTCATAACATGTCTAACACAAAGCCGATTGGCGTAGCGTACTCGGATCAAGACATCATCGGAGCGGATTTTCTGCTCAGTGATAACCAGCTCGGCTACACCGCTGCTGCGCAGGGCACCGTGACCCAAGCGACCGACAAGTCCACTGCCGTCACGCTGAACGCATCGGCTGGCCGCATTACTATGAACAACGCATCGCTGGCAACCGCCACGAACGCCACGTTCACGCTGAACAACAACCTCATCAGCGCAAACGACACCGTCATCCTGACGATTTCCGGCGGGCAGGCTACGGCGGGTTCATACAACGTGTTTGCTAACGCGCTGGCCGCAGGCAGTGTCAGCATTACGCTGCGCAACATCTCGGGCGGTACGCTGTCGGAAGCCGTGGTTATCAACTTTGCGCTGATCCACTGCGTGTAAGCGCCATGCCGCTCAAGAAATCGGTCAGCAAGCCGGCGTTTCGGGCTAACGTCAAGGCGGAAATTGCTGCTGAAAAGCCCCAGAAGCAGGCTGTAGCGATTGCGTACGCGGTCAAGCGTGAGGCAGCCAAAAAGGGTAAGAAGTAACCGCATGGCAAACACCACCGGCATTGTGAAGGCAGGCGAAGTTGCCAATGTCGGTGGAAACGCCCCGTCCGATAAGGACAAGGGCGACACGCTGGCGGTCATGCGCAGCCGCCTCAAGATGGCGATGGCCGCGTACTCGGACAGCCGCGAGGACGAACTGGACGACCTCCGGTTTATGGCTGGCTCGCCCGACAACCAGTGGCAGTGGCCCGCCGACGTGCTGGCGACGCGCGGGTCGGTGCAAGGCCAGACAATCAACGCACGGCCCTGCCTGACGATCAACAAGCTGCCGCAGCACGTCCGACAGGTGACGAACGAGCAGCGCCAGAACCGGCCCAGCGGCAAAGTCATCCCGGTGGATGACCAAGCCGACGTCAAGGTCGCGGCAATCCTCGACGGCGTGGTCAAGCACATTGAGTACATCTCGGACGCGGACGTCGCCTACGACACGGCCTGCGACAACCAAGTGACGTACGGCGAAGGCTACATCCGCATCCTGACCGAGTATTGCAGCGAAGATAGCTTCGACCAAGACCTCAAGATTGGCCGTGTCCGCAACGCCTTCAGCGTCTACATGGACCCGACAATCCAAGACCCTTGCGGCGCGGACGCCGAGTGGTGCTTCATCACGCAGGATATGACGAAGGAAGAATACGAGCGGTGCTTTCCTGATGCGTCGCCCATCTCCAGCCTCATGTCGCAGGGGGTTGGCAATGAGTCGATCTCGGCGTGGCTCAACCAAGACACCGTCCGCATTGCAGAG